ATAAACACCGGAGTCTGCTCGCCGACGTATGCTCCGGCTTGGTTGAATTCATGGTACTCGACCGCTTCCTCGTAGGTCATGCCGTCGCTTTGCAGGGTGGCAATCACCTTGTCGTAATCGTAGGCGATAACCGGAACGCTCCCGAAGGCTTCGCAGATGCCGATGATGCAGTCATCGAATCCGTCCATGAGAAGCAGGTCAGGATCGATTTCGGCCAGTCTATCTCGAATGTCGCTCATGGCTTGGACCTTTCGGGCGTCGGATAAACATCGTAGTCCTCCGCCATCTCGAACGGGACAACCCGAATCCGACCTTGCGTGTACTCGCCAGAGTTCAACTCCTTGGCCGCTCGATCCGCCTCCTTGCGCGTGGCGAATTCGACCGTCTGGTAGCTGACCACACGCTCCTTCAGATCGGACCAGCCAATCGCGCCGCTGATCTGGATCTTGAATTTGGGCGGTGCGAATTGATTGCGGATCATTGGCACCCTCCCTTTCGGATTATCGAGCAAACCGTCTCCGCATCGTCGATGAGCATCCTTCGCAGGTTGGCTCCTTCGACTGTCGTGTCGCGGTACATCCGCGCGTAGAAAAGCGAGTCCTCCAGTATTGTCGCCGCGCAATCAGCGTTGCGAAGCCGGTTCGCCGCCTCGCGGAGCATTGGCGAATGCATCATGTGCGCGACTGATTCGAGATTCTCGATCAACTCCTTAAGCGGCATCGTACTAGCCTGCACAAGAGCCGTTTCGGACAGGTTGCGGTAGAATTGATTGCGGATCATTGCAACGTCTCCGGTTCGCCGATCTGCATGAGCTTGTCGCCAATCTCGCGCTCGATGATCAGTTCCAGAATCTGGTGGCCGTCCGCGTCTATGAGGGAGCAGATATGCCGGTCGTCGTCGTAGATCGAGAGCGGGGTGACGCCTGGCGTCTCGCATTCGCCGGTGATGATTGCGTTGAATAGATCGACAATCGTTTGGGCGTTGGTTTTGGACTGAATGGTTAGTTTCATTGAATTGGTTGGTTTTACCGTGCGGTGAAAATGGGGTTTTTACTGTCGAGTTTGTTTCGAGTCGCAACTGTCATGGAATCCTTGACGGTTTGTTTCTCAAGCTCGCGCATGACCCGGCGGCCATAGGCGCGCGTGGAGGACTTTCTAAGGGCTTTTGGCCCACCTTGCCAGAGTCGAGCTAAAGATTCGTCGCTGAGGTGTTTGCCGTAATGCGAGAAATAGGACTCCGCGATGAAGATTGAGATAGTCCGATTCGTGACTTGGTTGTGCGCGTAATGCGTTCCCATGATCCGGTTCACGTCGCGGACCATGATCGATTTGATTTGAAGCGCGCCGAGTTCGCCGTGTTTGCCGCGAGCATGATCGTTTCCGTGGGATTCGACTTGGATGAGAGCGGATAAGAGCAATGGATGCATGATTTGATGCGGTTTTGCGGTTTATTCGTGGGATTTGATGATTTCACGAACCACACGTCCGCCGAATCGTTTGACCAGTCGATACGCGTCGCGCTTGGCGTTGCGGCCCTGAAACGTGTACTCGCTTTTTCGGAATTTGCCGTAGAAGGCTGTCCAGTAGTAGACTTTCATAGCTGGCCTTTCGCTTTCTTAATGACCTCGCGCGCGTAGTCTAGGTCGTCGTCGTCGGCCATTGGATGAACCAGGCGTTCAAGCGCGGAGAGAAGATCGGGGGCGGATTCAATCAGAATGGCGTTTGGCTCGTCATGGATCATGTCCTGACGAACGTACGCAACCCCTTCTCCCCGTGCGGACAGAACGCGCCATCCGCTCCTTCCAAATTCAGCCTTCCACGGGGCATGGCTTGTGCATTGTAATAGATTCATTTTATTCGTTTTCTTTGATTTGTTCTTCCCAGTCTTTCCAGTCTTTCAGGACTTTATGCCCTGCGGGAATCGCTTTCGCAATCTTGCGCGTCAGGAAAAGCAGTCGCTGATATTTTCCCTCCTCGCGTGCGTGGGACGCATAGGCGCGCAGGTAGAGTTCTCGATAGGTTGGCTGTTTGGTTTTCAGGCTTTGGTGGTGGTGTATTCGGACGCGAAACGAATGCCTTCCGCGCGGCCTGATTCGCCGCCGCCAAGGACGATCGACTCGCACGCGGAGTCGCTCAATTGATTCGACCAGGCGTTCCAATGTTCGCGCGCGTCGCAATGCGGGATGCCGCAGTCGCGATGGAGAACATACGCGAAGGAGGAGAAAAAGTCGTCGCGAACCTCCGACACCTGCTCGTCCATTCCGATTTCGCGCATCAAATCAGCCTCCAGGCGCGTCAGGCGCATGCTCGGGAGAATGCGTTCCACGACAAACACCTGCGCGTCGGCCCATAGCTCCGGTCCTGCGTTGGTGCGGATATACAGGCTGAGGTCGTCAAAAAGATAGAAGCGAGTAGCGTCAGGCCTTGGGTCGTCCTGAAATGCTTCGCGGAGGTTGTCCGCGAACGGTTCGAACGATGTTTCGACCAGTTGCTGCTCTTCCTCCGTCAGGCGCGCGTCCATGGAATACCTGTTGTGCAGGTAGGCGCGGACCGCTTGCGGTAGATCATGCGCGTCGAATGCGCGGACGGCGGGGTCGAAGAATTGAATTTCTTGGATGATTTCGTGAATGGTTTTCATTGGATTAATTGCTGCGGATAGATTGGCCTACCCTTTCGCACCAGGCTTTCGGCATGATGCGCGTAGGAGAGGTCAGCGGTCCGATTTGCAATAGGTGCGGTAGTCTATGCGTCCGATCAGATAATCCGCACACGCGCGCGAACGGTTTTCTGGCCATCCGACAGGGCCTGTCAGCCAGTCGAATATGTCAGAATATGTGAGTCCGCGCGCGGACTTGCGTGCGTGCGTGAGGTTACCGTTGATCAGGTTGTCCACGGCCGTTTCTATGCGTTGGATTGATGTCATTGGATGCGTTGGGTTTAGGCTAGGTTGAAGAGCGCGCGAAAGTCTGCGTAGTCGTAGCAAAGATCGGTTGAGAAGCGGTAGACACCAATGTCTTCCTGTCCATCGGCGCGTTTGACGGTGACATATTGCCAACGCTCATTGGCCAGGATGAAAGGCTCTTCGAAGGAACGGAGGCGGATGAATTCAAGGACTTTCATTTGATTGGATGCGTTAGGTTAGGGTTAGAAAGTGCAGCATCCGCAGCATGGCGCGTCTTCGCAGCGGCCGCGCGCATTGCGCGTTCCCGTCCATCCGGAGGATAGTTTGACGCACACAAGACCGGAGTTCTCAGGCATGCGGCCGGTGCATGCGTTGCAGTCTATGCGCCAGACACGGCCGCGCTTGGTGACGGTGCCAAGGCCAGTCGGGACGTATTCGTGGCATTGGACGCATTGGCCAGGATATCGGTTTGTCATTGGATTTGATGGATTGGATGCTTTGGATTGGAGACTAAAGACACGTTGCAAGCCACGCTTTCGTATGGCTTGGCACGTTGCTTTAACCGGCCGTTGTGATTCGTTGCACCCGTTTGGCACCCGTTCCATGTGGCTTGAATCCGACAATGAAGCCCCGATTGCCTTTCGCGCATAGGCGGCATTTGTCACACGATAAACCGTCAACACGTTGCGCAGGGCAAACCACAACTCGGTTTCCATCGGGTGTTGTGAATCGGTCCGCGCTGTCTTGTGGGACAACGGCCGCAACCGGAAGACCTGTCTTCGCCAGTCTGTCAGCATGCGACACCGAATTGGCGGACAGGTTGACAACGAAACCGCGCTCATTGGCGGACCGTAGTGCGGACAGGTTATCTGGCGTCAACGGCTTATGGGTGTAGGTGAAACCGCGTTTGCCGGTGTTTGCTTCCGTCAATTGCGAAAGAGCGGTTGCGTCAATTGAATCACCAACACCGGGCAAATCACCGGCTTGGTTGTGACGCCACAATTGGCCAGCTGGGAATGAGCGGACCTTAGACAGGAAAGCGGACCAATCAAAACCGCGCTGTCCGCTTGTCACTTTAGACCAGTGAAGCGCAAGCGGTCCGCTGTCGGCATAGCAGCCGGATTTCTTGAAAGGGCATGCATCGGAGCATGTGACGGCCGATGATGTTGACACCGGAATGGGGCCGGTTTTCGCGTTGGACGATTTGAGGGTTAGATGGACGTTCATTGGTGATTGGATTGAGGGTTAGAATTGAGAGGCGAAGAAAAGGAAGTAAAAGGCGTACCCTAGGACAGCGTATGTGATGCAAAGGGCTAGGAAGGAAGAGAGTTTGCGGAGCGCGGATTTCATTGCTGCGGACAGACTAGAGTGGACGTGGCGGGGAGTCAAAACTTTTCTTGAAATATTTTGAGAGAGGGGCGAAAGGGGCGGATTCATTGGGGAAAACGCATAAAAAATTTTTGAGAGCGTTTGCCTGGCGAAGTCAAAAATCGATTTTTGGAGGGGTGGAAAACGAGGGAATCACAAGCCGGACGTTGAAAGCCGCAACCAAAGCCGCTATGCGTCATGCATGGCGAAGCCGAGCGAAGTGTGGGACGAAGTTAAAGCCCGATACCTATCGGGAGAGGAATTGTCGACGATTGCAAGCGATTTGAAGCTATGCGTTGAAACGGTTCAAACCAAAGCGAGCCGGACGGGATTGACGAAGTTAAGGAAGCAAATGCAAACGGTTTGCATTGAAAAGAAAACCCAATCGTTGGAAGCGTTGTCTGCAATCGTTCGTTCGAAACTAGCTGCCGATGCCGCCAGCACGCTCGAGCGAATTGACAGCTATGACCTCGATGGCATCAAAGATGAATCGACTCGCGAGCAGATACTAGGATCCGTTGCCAAGCGTTCCGCGCTTGTGTTTGGTTGGAGCGAACAAGGGGAACAAGCGTCCGTTTCGATCAATTTACTTGGATCGATGCCGGATCGAATCTCGGAGATTCAAGTCACGGGAGAGACTGGTTTGAAGTAAATATAACACACCTTGTGCATCGCAGGAAAACTTATGATCAGCATAAGTTTTGCTTATGACAGAAAAGGATTGTTTTTCCTAGGGGTTGGCACGATTGTTGACGTAGGACCTGGCACCCCCTTTGCGGGTGGGCTTCGTTTACGATACCCCCCTCAAAAATTTTCCACCTTTTTGACCATGATAAACAAAATCAAAATCGGTCAAACTGTATCTTTAACAACCGCTGAGAGGAAGTTGGCCCACTTTATCGCCAAGAATCGCAACGGCAATAATCGTCATTTCAACATTACCAACCTGAAGATCAGCGCGCAGGATTCTGCGACTGTGGATTTGGAGGGTATATGCGGCGAGATAGCGTTCTGCAAGTTGTTCAATGTGTATCCTGATCTGGATACCGACCGCGATCCTCCGCATCCGCTCTACGACGCGACAATCCCGCCACCGCCGGGATATCGCATCGATGTCAAAACAACCAAGTACGAGACTGGAAAGCTACTAGTCGATGCGCGCAAAGGGCCGAAAACCGATAGCGTTGATTTCTATGTACTGATGACCGGCTCATTCCCAGGTCCGTACACTTACCGTGGCATGATAGCGCGGGAGACGATCATCGCGCCTCATCGGATCGAGACAATTAAGGGTTATCGATCATACGCCGCCATCCAGTCGGAGTTAGTGGCCAACCCTATGGACGACACATTTTAATTGACGCGATAAGCATTTCTATCGCTCCATCCCGCGTAACGACCTTAAGAGTTGCATTCAACTGGTCATTGAATGCCCCCGTCTAAGCGGCAATGACACTCCGCATCGGAAGCGGTTGGATAATCAGCCACCGTGTGGTGGATGGATAGCCAGCCATAACGCAGATAACGTCGGTTTACATTTTTCATCTCATGTCTTGTCCTAATGTCTTCAACGCCTTTGCGGTGGCTACCGAGTCGCTCGCTCAGGACGTTTATAAACGCGCCTCGTACCGCTCGATGTGGCTCAACATGATTGAGCGCGGCGAGTATCCTCA